CGCTGTTTTACTTGTAACAAAGTTCTTGGTCAATACAATGAAATTTTGGAAAAATACAAAAATACTGAAACAGGAAATTTGATTCCTTTTTTTGAAAAATATGAAATTAAACGATATTGCTGTCGAAAAGTTTTTTTAACCCATGTAGATATTCAAGAATATGATGCACCCTTTACACTGGACAATATTGTAACCAAAAGTGTTGCTGAAATCACAAAAATAGTCCCTACGGATTAAAATTAAAAGTGATTAATTTTTCTTTTTGGTTTTAGAAAATCAACTTTTTAGAAAAATACATGAAACTTGCCAGTTTTCTAATTCCAATGATGGCATCGACATTAGGAGAGAAAAAGAATATTATTAAACAATTACACGGAGAATGGTTAATTAGTCACAGTAACCACCCCTTGTTTTCAAAACCTCATTCAAAATTAATTACTATTTATCCTCGAAAAAAGTTTATTTTACATCAAGAACAGTTTTATGGGCCTATTTTGTATTCCATTAAAACATCGGGAATTTATAAAATTAATGGTAGCACGGAAAATTGTGATGTAGAAGATGAAAATTTAGTTTGTAATTGTAATATTGATATTGAATGGTTGGAAAAAAAGTATTTTGTGGATTCTGTTTTTGGAATAGGTGTTAATGAAATGAATAGCCAGGTTTATAAACATTTTATTCCTGAAAATACTACATTATCTATTGATATTATAGAACCAAATAATATTTATTTTTCGGATAATAATCATGAATTACATATTATTCGAAACATGCAACCGATTAAAACAAATAATAGCACTCCTTTATCGACATTTATATTTGCGCAAATTTTAGGAAGTATTCTTTTAAATGTTTTACATCAATATTTTAATAATGTATTTTAAAAAGTTGTTGATATTTAAATTTTTGTGAAATTTAAATCAAAAATGACATCTTTCAATATTGATAAATTTACAGACTCTATTCATTCAATAGGGTTGGACGGTATAAATATAAAAGCGGGTAGTCGTGAATTAATTACAAATGGAAAATTAAGTTTGACTACTGGACATCGTTATGGTCTTTGTGGCAGAAACGGTTCTGGAAAAACGACTTTGTTGAAAAATATTCAACCTCTAATTAAAAATTCCATATTAATTGATCAATACATTAAAAGTGACCAATGGAAAGATGGGAATATTGTAGATTCTATTTTGGAAGCCAACAAAGAACGTCTTGAATCTTTAAAAAAATACAATGAATTGGATGAAAACATGGACGTAGAAGAAATTCAAGAAATTATGGAAAGTTTAAGTTCACTAGATGTGGATAAAGATGTTTCTATTGTTCAAGGAATTTTAAAAGGTCTAGGATTTACGGATACTCAAATGGAACAAAATTATTATTCCTTTTCTGGAGGTTGGAAAACTAGAGTAAGCTTAGCCAGAGGTATTTATATGAAACCCAAAGTTTTATTTCTAGACGAACCGACCAATCACTTGGATATGGAAGCTATTATTTGGTTGGAAAATTATTTACAAGAATACAAGGGAATAATTATTTTTGTTTCTCATAATATTAGATTTCTTAATCAAGTCTCCACAGATGTTTTACATATAGATGAAAACAATATTAAACAATATTCGGGAAATTATTTTCGTTTTAAAAAGCAACACGAGCTATACAAGAAAAAACAAGAAACAGATTATGAACAATTACAAAAACAAGTTCGTGGCTTGAAATCCAAAGGAAAAGGAAAAGAAGCTGAAATTTTGTTGAAAAAGAATCCAGACGTGAAACGACCCGAAAAACCATATAAAATTGTCATGAATTTTGAAGCGGGTTACAAGGCAAAAAGTCCATATGTTTCTTTAGACACGGTTTCTTTTGGCTACAAAGATATACTTTTGGAAAATATAAATTTGTCATTGGATGCCAAAACCAAAATGACTATTGTGGGTTTGAATGGCTGTGGAAAATCAACCTTATTGAAATTAGTTACGGGAGAAATCAAACCACAATCAGGAACTGTATTTATTAATGACTCGGTAAAAGTATGTTATTTCCATCAACATAGTGTAGAAGAATTACCTGATGATTTGACTCCTGTAGAATACCTTGAAAAACAATTTGGTTTAGGAGAACAAGATATTCGTAAAGTTTTGGGATGTATATCTTTAGAAAGTCAATATCATAAAAAGCCAATTAAAATTTTATCTGGAGGTCAGCGAATGAGAATTGTATTTTCTTCTGTCATTTTGGAACAACCCAATGTCATTTTATTAGATGAACCTACAAATCATCTAGATATAGAGACAACGGAATGTTTAATTGAAAGTTTGAATAATTATGACGGATGTGTAGTTATTATTTCTCATGATGTAAATTTAATAGAGGAAACAGAATGTTTGGTTTATCATTTGACAGACAAGAAATTAAAATTATTAAAGAATGGTATTGATGAATATATTGATAGTTTAGATTAATTTTTGTAATGTTTCCAATTTATTTTTTAAATCTATAGTTTTCCAAGTAGATTTAGTTTCGATTTCCTCTATTATAGAGCTAATTTCAGGATTGGTTGGAAATCCTTGTTTTAGTGCTTTGGCTAATTTAAATATATTGAATGTTTTTTTAGTTTTTGATTGAACATTACTTGAAAAGCTTTTATATCTTTTTTTATGAGTATTGTAATTTTTAAAATAAGCGGCTTTTTGCTTTTGAGATTTTTCTTGTTGTAATTGAGGATTTGATTCTTTTAATTGTAATGTTATTTTTTCATTAATAGAATTCAATAGTTCCAAAGTTTGCTCATATAATTTATAAGACTTGGATTCTTTAGAGTAATCTACTCTACAACCGTCAAAATAAAGATCCAAAGGATCCTGTCCTTTTTCATAAAAACTATCTAAATTTCCACTCGTGTTTTCAAAACCATATTGGGACCCTCGATTAAAAAATAAACTATCTATGTAATTTTCATATTGTAATCCATTCAAAAACATTTGTTCTTGTGCACATTTCCAACAATCTGTCAATTTTAAAAAACCTACAAAGGGATACCTACGACTATTTGCAAACATAACTTGAGGAACAATATTTCCAGGACCATATTTTCTTCCATAGCGTAATGATAATTTATAAGAGTTTAAAATATTTTTATATCGGTTGCTCGAAAAATACACTGGAATGTTATCGAAACCAAAAGAAGACTTGAAAGAAAAATAACCATAATAAGTCTTTGCGACAGCTCCCGAAATTCCTGTAAAATTAATAGATCGACCTTCTGGAACAATATTAACTGAACCATAATCATGCGATCCATGACAATTAGCAATTAGTGCGCATTCTTGTAAATTTTTACCTTTTTTATAGTAAATTTCAAAGAAATAATACAAATTTTGAACATCAATATCATCTAAATGTTCAATACTATCTACATTCATCATTTCAAGGTAATTTCTAAAATTTTCATTGGATAGTAATAATTCTATACATACATATTGGTAAAAAAGTCGATTATTACTTGTAATTTTTAACCCCTTTTTTAAAATATCCACCGGATTGAAACGATTGAAATAATAAGTTTTCATTAAATATATATTGGTAGGCAGAGTATATTTTGTAGCTAAAGAAAGCAATTTATTTATCAAATCATGCTCTATTAAATTTTGACTCGTTGAAATTTTTATATTTTGTTTCAATTGTTCAAGTTTTAAAAGATTATGAACAAGCATTTGACACCATCTTACAAAATTGTGAATTCTTTCTTGTAAACCATATGAAAAAAGAATCCAACTTTTGGATGTAAGAGAATTAATTTTTTTAAAATCTAAATTTGTTTCAGTAAACGTGTCAACATTTAATTTTAAATGGTTTAACTGAAACCAATATATTATAAATATTATAAATGTTGAAAATTTTATTTCTGGATAGTTTTTAATATTTATAAACTGTTGCATATTTTATTAAAAAAAATTAATTAGTAAATCAAATATTAATTGTTGTTTCCAATCTATTTTTCGAATTTAAAAATTGCAAAAAATTATCAGCAAAAGCGTCAGTTTTTTTAAAGACTGATTTGAACGTTGATAGTAGCTGTTGAAATAGGACCATCATTAGAATATATTATTCGAATTTGGTTATTGCCTATTTTAGATACGGTTGAAATATTAAAATGTGGATTAGTTTTAACATCTGCATTACAAGCAGTTATTTCGGTATTATCAGAATAATTTTCTAAACCAGAAATTGGAAAACAAATTTCATTGACAGATAAACCAGTTTTTGTAACAAGACCTCTAATAGAAATAGTTGATAAAAAAGAAGACTTTACAGAAACAAATTGAGGTATTTTATTGGAATATATTTTTGTGCTAGCTATTTTATACAAGCTTCCTTTTGGTTTTTCTATTATAGGAGAATGAGGAGGTGGAGATATTTTTTTTATTTCAGGTTCGGGTTCGGGTTCGGGTTCAGGAACTACGTGTATATCAGAAACAGAGATATCGGGACTACAAGAATTACTTTTTGAAATATCCGGACTTTTAGATTTACTTTTAGTAGAAATTTTTTCAATTGATTCTATATCATAAAAAGAAGCAGGTGTTGAAGGAAATGAATCTTTTTTGTTTTTTTTAATTTTGTACGATTGAGGTTGAATTGTGTGATAGGCAAACATTTATCTTACCAAAAATAAACTATTTTATTTTATTTTTCGTGTTGAGCAAACGTAATACGAGGCTTATGATGGCTTGTCTACCCATAAAATGATGCGGAATATGTGGAGGGACCCTTGTTTTTTTGGGTTTGGTTTTTAGGGTCCTGCTTGATGAAAGCATTGGTTTCTTGGTTTCCTGGTTTCTTGGTTTCTTGTTTTCTTGAATCTTGTAAGTTATCTCTTATTTATAAAAAATTTAAAAAAATCATTTTTTAATGAAAAATTTTGTTCGTCAAAAATCAATTAAAATAAAACAATGAATTAATAAAAATGCTGACTCGGTTATTTTTATTTTTAGGGTCTCTACATGGAATTTGCGATGCTTTAACATTGTCAGATATTGGTTGGAGAGGATTCTTAATGTATGGATCTACAGCTTCGGTTGTATTTTTTACGAGTCGAAATAAAAAAGTATTCTTTTTTTACAGTGTTTTTACAATATTTCCTGCAATTTTTCATTTTTTAAAAGAAGATAAAGCCGTTCCTCTATATTTTGTTATTCCAGCCATTTTACATCCACGTCTAATCTTACAAACTTACTTTATTTTTATTCACTCACTATCTCCTACCATTCAATGTTGTATTAAAGCTCGACAAAAATCTTTTATAGGTTTTTATTTGTGGTTAATAGGATCTATAATAGTCCCAACTTATCTTGGAAAAAGATGTAAAAAAAATCCATTTTTTATGGATAGACTTTTGTTAGCAGTTACGATCCCTCACCTCCTTTTAAACGACTTAAAGCTTTGGAGACGCTAATAAAATGTTTCATACTTGTTCTATATGTTTAGATGAAACTCTTATTCCTGTAGAATTAACTGTATTTCCATGCGGTCAAAATCAAGAACGAAATTGTTACTCTTTTAAAAGATTATGTGAATCATGTGTAAAAAGTTTTTTGGAATTGGATAAAAAATTAAAACAACGTGCAACATTTAAAAAATGTTTATTTTGTAATACATGTATTAATCCTCAAGAAATAGTTAATAAACCTTATAAAAAAGATTTTTTATTAATGTCCATGGATACTCGAATTTTAAAATGTCGTGAATGTGATTTTACTGCAAATCATTTAGAATTGGAAAAACATTTGGAAAAAAATTGTCCAAAAAAATTGACTGAATGTTTTTGTAACATTATAGATACAAGAGAAAATATAGAATCAGTAAGTCATCGAAAAGTTTGTTGTTTTTTTAAGCAATGTTTAATATGTCAAGAGTATATTTATTGTAACGATTTTGAAAAACATTTGTCGTTTGAGCATAAAATGTTTCATTGTCAATTGTGTCAAAAACCAACCATGACTCCTCTGGATTTACATATACAGGAAGAGTGTTCTTTAAGAGTCGTAAATTGTAAACATTGCCCAAAAAAATTAATTGCCAATGTTTATTTGGATCATCTAGTAGAGCATATTCATGATTCGAAATTAAGATTGTCTCTTATTGATGACCTAAAAGTTAAAGAAATGGATATGTTTCATCGTTTATCAACAGAGGTTCAAAAAATGTATGAACTGACGTATGGAGACCCCATTCAAGAATAATTATAAAAACTGAAAGATTTAAAAATAAAGAGTTTTTAAACAAAAAAGATGCAACAAAAATCAAAAGATTATTATGGTATTTTAGGTATTCAAAAACCAAGTTCTGAGGAAGAAATTAAAAAAGCTTTTCGTAAATTGGCAATGAAATATCATCCTGATAAATGCAAAGGAGACGCAGAAAAGGCTGAAAAATTCAAGGAAATTAATGAGGCGTATGATGCATTGTCGGATCCAAGTAAGAAAAAAATGTATGATCAATTTGGAACTTGTGAAGGAATGGATATGCAAGGAATGCCTGAAGGAATGAATATGGAAAATATTTTTGAAAATCTGTTTGGCTTTGGAGGAGGAATACCTGGTATGCCAGGAATGCCTGGAATGGGTATGCGTAGAAAAAAGAAACCAATGCACAAGACTTATGAGTTACCAGTCACTTTGGAAGAAATTTATAATGGAAAAAAAATACCTTTTCGAATCAAGAGAAAAATTTATCGTGGAACGGGTTCTTGTAAATGTAAGGAGTGTAATGGAGCAGGTCAAGTAGTGCAACAGATGAGTATTGGTTTCATGATGACTCAAAACATTACCATGTGTCCTCATTGTCAAGGCTCTGGAAATGATTATAAAGAAAAGGATTTTCAAATTTTGGAATGCGACTTGGAAATACCAATCCCTGCTGGAACTCCAGAAGGTAATCATCTTGTCATGCAAGGAAAAGGAGACGAGTTACCCGATATGGAAACTGGGGATGTTCATTTTGTCATTTCGTATAAAAAACACAATGTTTTTAAACTTTCCGAAAAAGAAACGTTGGATTTGGAGGTCAATTTTGATATTACTTTAACAGAAGCACTATATGGGTTCAAACGTCAATTACAGATGCTGGATGGACAATCACTTGAAATTGTTCTTCCTCCTCGTCATTCCTTGTGTGATAAAATTCATCAACCGATTGAAAAAATTTTACCAGGAGAGGGAATGAAATTTCAAGGACATCGTGGAGACCTCCATTTATATTTTGCGATTGAATTACCCATATCGAGTACTCCAAATCTTCGAGCAACTTTAGAAAGTGCAAAATATAAAACCAAAATACCAGAGGAATCAACAGATAAGGAATTTAAACGCCTAATTGATGTTACGACTTTGTAGTTAAAAAATTTTTTATTCTGGTAAATTAAATTTTAACAAGAATAATTATAATTACAATTTTCACACCTCGAGGCATAAATACAAACACCGCATTGAGATCCATCATCGCTACAATTTTTATAACGATCTGGAGTTTTATTTAACAGTTCGGGATCTTGACAAAAACACGTGTTTGTAGCTGGAGTAGCAACAGGAGTATTGTAACTATAAGGGTAAGGATAAGGGTTACTTCCATAGTAATTATTATAACCTCCTCC